TACTCATTATATTTAAATATTTATAATCAAAGATTTATATCAAAAAAAATGACTATAACATTAATATTAATTATATTAAAAAATGAGTGAATTATCGAATAAAGGAACTGGTGCAGGTGGTGCAAAAACAAATTATTATGGTAAAAAATTTGAAGAAAAGACCAATAATCAAAACCGATTAATAGAAAATGGTTATATTATTAATAATTTTAAAAAATCCCCCAAAAAATTATATGATTATTTATCAAAAACTTATGAAGATAAAACAGTCATATTTGTATTACAACATGGATTAAAAATATATATGAAAAATAAATATAATATTGATTTATTTAGATGTCCTGATGAAGCATATATTATTGAATATACATCAGGTAGAAAAATAATATATATATTAGAAAAAAAAGAACAACGTGTTGATGGTTCGGTAGAAACTAAATTATGGTCTGGACCATCACTAAAAAGAGAATATGAATTAGTATTAGGTGAAGATTTTGAGGTGTTTTATGGATTTTGTATAAATAAATTTTTACAAAATAAACTTATTTCAAAAAATCCAAAATATACAATATTAAATATAATATTAAATGAAAATAATATTAAAGTTTTATTTGGAGATGATGATAATTATTTTGAAACATTTGATATATGGATTAATAATTCTTTATAATAACTTCTTTTGTTTTTGATTCTGGATTTTTAGAATTAATTGTTCTTTTACATAAAATCGATGATATATTATATTTATCATTTGTAAAATTTTCATTAACTAAACTTACATCTGCATTACTTAACATTATTTTTTTATTTGTTTCTGTTAAATTATGTATTAAATTAAATAAATTTATATGATTTTCAATTTTAAATCCATTTTCAGTATATCCAACAAATGATGTTTCTGTTTCAGGTGCATATGGAGGGTCCAAATATATAAAATCATTTGGTTTCGTAAATGTTAATGATATATTAAAATCACAACATTCAAATATTACATTTTGAATTAAATAATGTATTTCATCTAAATGTTCTTTATTTATAATTTCAGGATTTTTATAATGTCCGAACGGAACATTAAATCCATTTGGACCAACTCTAAATACACCCCTAAAACAAGTTTTATTTAAAAATATAAACATTGCAGTACATAATATACTTTTTTTATTAGTTAATTTATTATATTCACTTCTTATCCAATAATAATAATTTTCTTTTGCTATTTTTGCTTCTGTTATATTTTTTGATTTTCTGTTTATTTCACCATCACCACATTCATTAAAATCTTTAATAATATTTTGCAATATTTCATATAATTCATTATGATATGTTTGAATATTTTTATAAAGATAAATTAATGGTTCATTTATATCATATGCATATATATTACCTTCTACTTTTATAATACCATTTTTTATATAAGATAATAAAGTTAATAAAACACTACCACCTCCTAAAAATATTTCATGATAATTATTAATTTCAACTGGAAAATCCATAATAAGTTTATCCATTATTTGTGTTTTACCACCAACCCATTTTAAAATAGGTTTAGGAATATTTATTTTTTTTGTTAAAATATCTTTAACAACTTTATTTAAGTTTTCATATTTATCCATTTTTAGTTGTATATAATCTAACATTTATAAATCATTTTTTTAAATCTCCTTAAATGTTTTTATAAATATTTTTGAGGTTTCTTTAACATTAATTATTGGTTTAGGATAATTAATATTTGGATATTGTTTTAGTTCCCAATTTAAAATTATTTTATTTGAAATATCTTTAAATTCAGGTATCCATTTTTTTATATAATCACAATTATTATCAAACTTTTTCATTTGTAATGTTGGTGAAAATATTCTAAAATATGGTTGACTATCTGTTCCAGTTGATGCACACCATTGCCAACCACCATTATTTGATGAAGGGTCATAATCTACTAATGATTTTGCAAAATGTTGTTCACCTTTTCTCCAATCAATCAATAAATTTTTAACTAAAAATGATGCAACAACCATTCGACATCTATTATGCATCCATCCACATATTTTCAATTGTCTCATAGCTGCATCAATTAATGGAAATCCGGTTAATCCATTTTTCCATTTTTCTAATAAATCATTATTATTATTCCATTTTATATTTTCATATTTTTTAATAAAAGATTGTCCATTTAATACATATGGAAAATAATTTGTTATTATTGCATAAAAATCATGCCAATATAATTCTCTTATTATTCCATGTGTTATAGGTAATCTATAATATATTTCTCGAATACTTATGCAACCAAATTTAATATATGCACTTAATTTAGTTGTTTTATCCAAAAATGGATAATCTCTTTCATTATCATAATTATCAAATTTACCTAATTTAAGTTTTTCTAATATAACTAATGCATTTTTTCTACCACCATTAACTAAAATAAATTTATTTGGTTTTGGTCTTATAAAATTAAGAGATGATAATAATAATGATTTATCATCTTTTATAAAATTAAAATTTTTATTGGTTATTAATGAACGTGGTTTTTTTAGAATACTTTTTTTATAAAATGGTGTAAATTTTAAATATGGTTCTTTATTATCCTTAGTAATTTCACCCATATTATGTAATGTATAATCTTCTGATGTAATAATTTCTATTTTTTTATTAATAGCCCATAAATTAATTTCATTATCTCTTTTTTTTGCATATGGTGTATAATCTTTATTATAAGAAATAACATCAAACTTATATTTTTTATATAATTCATCTAAAATAGATATTTCATTATCTGTATAATAATAATTCATAAAATCTAATTCATCTAAACTTTCAAATAAAAATTGTGCTGCATTTTTAGAATAATATTTATTTTCATTCTCATCTATTTGTTTTTTATTAAATATAAATATTGGTAATATCTCTGACTTTGGATATTTATTTTTAACCATATTTAATGATGTATTATCATATGTTCGCAAATCTCTTCTAAATATAAATAAAGTTTTCATATATTATATATATTATTATGAAACAATTATTATCTTTTGATATTGGCATTAAAAATATGGCATATTGTTTTGCTATTATTAATGATAATGATAATAATGATAATGATAATGATAATGATAATAATGATAATGATAATAATGATAAATTCATAATAAAAAATATAGATAAAATTGATTTGAATTGTAAAAAAACAAATATTCAGAATATAATTGATAATACAATTGAATTTTTAGATGATTTGATGATTAAATTAAATCTTGAAAATACAAAAGATAAATTAATAATATTGATAGAATGTCAAATGACATCTATTATGCGAACAATTCAAACATGTATAAATACTTATTTTAAATTAATTGCTAAACATTTAAATTTAGATATAGAAACTATTTATGTATCTCCAAAACATAAATTAAAAATAATGGATACATATACAGATATAATATCATCAAATAAATATAAACAAAATAAAATTGATGCTATTCATTATGCAACATATTTATTAAAAAATGTTTATAAAAATGATGAGATATTAACAATAATTAATTCTCATAAAAAAAAAGATGATTTATGTGATACATTTTTAATGTGTGTTTATTATTATATTCAATTACATAAATAAATATTTATATAATATAGATTATATAATTAATAATGGCAACAAAAGAAGAAAAAATAGAAAAAGCTGATACAATATTATCAGTTATAATTTTAATAATTATATTAATATGGTTATTTAGTGGTATTATTGCCTTTATTTCAAGTTTGATATGTTTAGGTTATGATGCACCAATGAATGATAAAATATTAGGTGTTATTTTTGGTCTAATAGCTGGTCCATTTTATTGGATATATTATGTATATAATATAAATTATTGTAATAATTATAAATATTATTAATTTATAATTAATATATAGATTAATATAATGACAACTACAACTACACAAACTCTTCCACCAATACAATTTAATAAACCTGATAAAAAGTCAAAAGATGAAGAAGATGAAGAAGATATGTATAGTGAATATAATATATTAAAAACTGTTGTTGGTGAAGTAAGAGCTCCGCTTATTTATACGATATATAGTATAGTGAATAGTTCATTTTATGCAATATGGATATCAATATTTATTTTAATTTGGATAATATCTGGATTTGTAGCATTTTTGGCATCATTAGTATGTGTATTTTATAATTCATCAATTGGAGATAAAATAGCAGGATTAATTATGGCATTATTTGCTGGTCCATTTTATTGGTTATTTTATATTTATAATAGTAATTATTGCAATAGTTATGCTGTTGCTAATTATGGTTATTAAATTTTTTTTAATTATTCGCAATTGAAGTTAATTGTTTTATTACATTACTGTTAAAATCAGTAATTTTATTAGTTTCAATTACTTTAGCTAGATTTAACCAAAATTTATCTAATAAATATTTCTTATTATTTTTATTAACTTCTTTACATTTCTTATATAACCATTTATATAATTTCATTTTATTTGTAATAGTACAATTATCTTTATTATATGGACATATCATACCTTTTCCTAAATCATTTTGCATTTTATCAGGTAATATATGATATATTTCACAAAAAGATGTATAATTATAAGGTTTGCATTGTATTTGAACATGTTTAAAATCGGTATAAACATCGCTATCATCAATAATTATAATTTCCGGATTTTTAGGTTTAATTTTATTTAATAGAGGGTCAATAGATTTTGTATAAGATTGTAATTTTTTATTTTTAAATTCTTTACATTCTTCTCTTGTAAAAATAGGTCTATTTAATTTAATATTATTTTCTTTTTCTATTAATTTTATTTGTATATTTGCCCAATCTTTACTTGATGCAGTATATACATAAAAATATACATCTTGTTTATATAATTCTCGCATTTTATTTATAAAATAAACAAAATAAGGACGAACTAATTTTGCTTTTTCATTATAATACGGTGATAATATTTTATTAATATTTATTAATTGTTTATTATTATT